GTCTTCCAATCAATGACGATGCCTCGGTTAATATCAAATAAATCAACTGTGCCGGTCAGATTGCCTCTGATTGTCACTCTTTGCTCAACTTCGTAGCCTTCAATCTTGCGAAAAATGTCTGCAAGATATTGATGGATTGCCGAACCGACTTGTGCGCTCCAGTTAGAAGAGCCCAATTCGTTAGCTTTAGGCCAATCAAGCAATTTATAGGCAAGTCGCCTAGAGCATTCGTGACCCATTTCAGAAGGCCCTATGACGACTTGCTTGCTCCTTGGAGTCCATATCCCTGCTTGCGTGATTATCTCGGCAAGGTTTTGAGATAGTGCAGTTGCAGGTTTAACAGGTGAAACGAATGTCATTCGTCATCCTCTTCTTCCCAATCATCATCATAGTCAGGAATGATGGGGATAATGGGCTCGGTTGGTTGTATAACTGGAATGCTCATAGCTCTTCATTATTTACTAGCGAGAAGCGTCTTGAAACACTTTGCACTTGCAATAGATCAAGAACCTGAGGTGGCAGAATCTCTTTTGCGCGTTTCACATCAAATCGCGTTGATGTAATCGTTGTGTAGCGAACTACTTGTTGGCCTTGATAATAGCCAAGTTCGCCATCGCCTAATGCGTTTTCAATATGAGAGCGAGCTACATCGGCGATTTCTTCCCATTCTTTTATTTTCGCCAATGCGCTTCGATATTGTTCGAGCCACATCGCGACAGAATCGTCGAAATCAATCACTCCCTTTTCTACTTCGATGCTCATAGTTCCCCCGAACTAATACCACTTAGAGTGTTGGAATTTTGCCCAGGCGGCGCAGGTGCCACCGGAGCCATATCGCCTGGAAATATAGGCGAGCGTTGCCACGAGTTGTGGCACCGAAGCCTCAGAATGTTTCATTCCAAGGTTGCGATAGGTGGCATCTAGTAATTGACCGATGCCTTTTGCGCTGGAAGTGGGGTTCTTTGCCCCTGCTTTCCAGGCGCTTTCCTTGCCTAACAATTTGGCTAGGCAACGAAAACTTTTCTTATCTAGCAATTCTCTTGCTATCTCTTTGGAATCAACCTGGTCAAGTAAAGGTCGATCCTTATAGACAACAACCGGCGAAATCGGGTTCGCAGGTATAGGTGCCAAGGCACCGCTCACAATCGTAGAAGTCATCATGCTGACTCCGACGATGATGAGGATTCCCCGGATTTGTTTTCCTCTTTGAGTAATTGGATTCCTCCTTCTAATTTCGCAGCTCGCTTGAGGATTTGATTTACATAGGAAAGTTCAATTCTCAAGGTCATTGCGATTTCTTTCGGTCTGCGTCCAAGGTCATTAAGTGAACGAATCGCGTGTGAATAATTGATGCGGTTCGTCTTGCGACTGCGGAATCCCTCTCCGAAACCTCTTTGAGCCGGCGTTGTGCCTGCCCAAATTCCGTGTGGGATTTCCTCCTTGAGCGCGTATTCCAAGCACTCCTTTCGTTCAGGACAACCGGCGCATATAGCTCGCACGATTGGGAGGCACTTTGCCTCATCTTCTCTACTATTGGGAAAAAATATGTTTGGATTGAAAATACCTTTACAACTAGCTTTTGGTAAGAGTGGAAGTTCAGGAAAGAAGTCTGCAAATTGTTTCACCTAGGATCGATCCTCTAACCAACTGGCAAGGTCTTGAATGACCCAAGCCTTATCAACTGAGGCGTTACGCCTTTTGACAATAACATAAGCCGGCGGAGTGGCAGGCAATAATCTTGCCTTTGCATAGTTGTAAGCCTCATCTATCGCTTCTTGCCAAAATTCAGGAAGATTAAGTTTTTTGCGATTCTTCAATTCTAAGATATAAGTCTCACCGCCGATGATTGCAACGATGTCGCCTTCATCTTTCATACCGGATAGCCGTAAGCGTTCAGCATTTGCGCCCTTAGAACGCAACCACTTGAGAACCGAGAGCTCGAACGCCGAACCCTTACGACTATTCGGATTCGCCATTTATTTCACAACTCGCAATGAAATCTTTGTTTGTTTATTATTCAAAGCTCTAGCGTGACGAACAGTTAGTAGAAGCATCTCAACGAGATCAAGAGCTTCAGGTTCGGTCATCACGGCAAGGCGAGTTACAAAATCAGGAACACGAGAGCGCATAAAGTCTGCCTCTCTCGCCTTATCCATAGTTTTCAAACTATCAAGACTTGCGGTCGCCTTCAGAGCCTTTAGATGATGTTCGCCGACTTCGGTGGCAACCGTTTCGGCTAGGTCTAAATTGGCGTCGCGTTCTTCTAGATAGAGATGAATGCCTCCATCGAGGCCGACATGAGCCGAGAATAGAGGGTCACGCACGATGATAAATCCTCGCTAGAGCCTTCTGCTTCCTATCCCAAGCCAAAGCCTCTTCAATCTCCGCCTCAAGCGGGTCATCAGATAGGCTTAGAAGGGCGTAGAAGGCTATTAGAGCCCCGATTACGCCTAACAGTATGATAATTCCCATAGGTTCCCCTTTCGTTGTGGATAAGTATGAGGGGAAGGGGTGACACCCTAAGCCCGACACGCCCATAGGCTCAAGGGGTTATGTATGGACAATCGTATTGATAGGTATTACCTTTGGGTTTGTGGGTGAAACCAAGTAACCCCGCGAAAGGTAGCAATGCAAAAGTTAGCAGAAGGATATTATGGAAATGCAAGCAACTGGAGAATCGCTTTTGATTCAATTGACAATGTTTGGGTTCTGACTCATAACAGCAAATATCTAGGTGCTTATGTTTCTTTAGCACAAGCAAAAAGAGCTTATCGTTGGGCAAAAATGGGTAATCCTTTGGAGTTCTATACCGAAAACGGTAAGAAAGTTTATATCTTTGAGAAAAATTACAAGAATGCGCTTGAGAGAATTAAGGCAGGTGCGTGATGTGGGATTTACTTTTCGGCACTCACCTTGCCGGTTGGCAAGCGATGGTTCAGTTTTGGTTTTGGACAGGTTTGTTTCTAGGTATTGCGATTGATTGGTTTAGGAGGCAAAAGTGATTACTGCAAAAGATTGGCTTATCATAAATGAAGCATTGGCTTATTATCACACAGGCTTAGAAGATGGCGGGGAAAATCCTGATGTAGTGAACTTTCTTTGGGAGAACCATAAAGAAAATTATGGCGACCCTAATAAAACAATGGATGCCACAAGACGGCGAGTTCATCAAATGATTCAAAAGAAAGGCATTCAACTATGAAGAAGATTCGTTCAGTTAGGGTCAGCGACCAACTGTGGGCGCGGGCGAAGGCGAAGGCGCGGTCAGAAGGCAAGACAGTCTCAGAAGTCATCGTTGATTTTCTAAGGAGTTCGTCAAATGACAACCGCCGAGATTGCCACCGCCTACGCCGAGCGCGGTTGGTTTGTTCTACCTTGCTATCCGCAACAAAAGACACCATTCTTCCCAATAGCAAAGAATGGCTATAAGTCTGCCTCGAACAAGCCAAAGACGGTGGCGAAATGGTTTGAGAAGTCGCCATTGCTCAACATCGGCATTGCTTGTGCGCCAAGCGGTCTAGTCGTTCTAGATGTTGACTATCGAAATGGCGGAAGCACCGATGGACTCAATCTTGACACCTACACGGTTTCAACCGGCGATGGAATCCATCTTTATTACAAAGTGCCACCTTCTGCCACCTTCAAGGGCAAATTACGACCCGGCGTTGACATCAAGTTCAACGGCTATGTCGTCACCGCAGGTTCGATCCATGAGAACGGAAAATTCTATGAAGTCGTCAAAGATATAGAACCTGCGCCAATTATGGGATGGGTCTAATGCGATTGGCACTTGTAGCTACAAGCATTCCTTTTGCTTGGGCATTCGGTCGCTCAATAATTAGATGGGCTCTTTATGTCTATCTGACCGGCTGGTTTGCCTTTATCTTGTTATTTTTAGTCAAGAAAAGACCACCGAAGATGCCTCCGATTCCTCATTTTCTGACATCTCTTTATGGCAAGAGATACATAAACAAGCACATTGCCTTATTTGAAAAGGAGTTTATAGACCCTGCAAAGCCCTAGAGATTCCTTCTTCAAGGCTAATCTTGGGCTCATAGAACGAGAGCATATTGGCAGGATTTCCAACCCGATAGCCCACACCCATTGGAGCGGTCGGGTTGGTTTTCATTTTGCCTAAATAACCTGCCTGAAGCATCACCATTTCGGCTAGTTCTATGAAACTTGTCGGTCTGCCGGTGCATAGATTGGCAGTCTTCACATTGTTAGTGATTGCCTCGAATGTAGCTCGCACAACATCTTCGATATGAATAAAGTCTCTAACTTGTCTGCCGGTTCCCCAAATATCAAATGGGTCTGCCTTCTCTAAACCGCGCTTGATAAATGATGGAAATGGATAATCAATACTTTGATCCGTTCCGTAGCCGGAAAATGGGCGCAAGACGGTAACTTTCAAGCCTTCCTCTCTAGCGTGTCTAGCAAGAATCTCGCCTGAGAGTTTGGCCCAACCATAGACCGCATCAGGCGTTCTTATATGGTCAAGGTTTATGTCAAACTCTTTGAGTGATTGACGATATTCCTCGCGCTGAAGGTAGATTGGATAGGCTGCCGAAGAGGAAAAATAAACAATGTGACCAGGCTTTGTGCGATTAGCCCATTGAAAGAAGTCTGAATCAATGCCTAAATTAGAGGCAACGCTGAGTGGAGAACCATCAATGGTTGCCCTCCCACCGACAATGGCCGCAAGATGGATTACAACATCATATTTAGTGTCATCTTTACGACAGAAATCTCTGACATCAATGCCGTTCTTTAGATCGATCCCGGTGATTGAGTTGTGTTTAGAATCTAGATGTTTCTTAAAATTCTTTCCGACAAAGCCTTCATCGCCTGTAATAAGAATCTTCGACTGCGTAGCTCCTTTAGGATAAGAGCATAACGCTCACTTTTGATGAAATTGTTATACATAAGCGCATCATAGGAATAGATTTCTTGAGCATTGACCTCGCGATAGCCCTCATCCCATTCGGCTTTATTGGCAACCGGGTGAAGATGCTCAATGATTACATCGTCTAAATAGACAAGATTCTTCAAATCTTCCCCTATTTGTTTCCAAAAATTGTCAAGATAAAGATGGCGCATATTAGGTGGCACCATCCCCTCTAAAGCTCTGACTATGGAAGCAGACATAACTACCGCAGTCGGTAGGCGTTTTCCCTGCAATAAATCATTGCCATAACCTATTCCGGGCTTATTGCCTATCGCTGTCATCAGTTTTACATCCCAATCAGGAGTGCGAAACCTATGGTCATCTCCAATAAAGCTGAAGAATTCATAGTTACTGTTGGCATACTTTTTAGCAATAGCATTGAGCGGAGCTGCCATACCTCGGCTCGTATTTGTCACCTCAAAGATGTAATCAATTCCAACACTTGCCCTATAAGAGAGCAAAGCAGGATCATCATCATCAACTATGAACATCAAATCGGTTCTGCAAGAGAACTCTTTATGCGCCTTCAAGACTTCTTTGGCGTTATCCGGTCTAGATCGAGTAGGCACTAGGAGCAGGTTCTTATTCAAGTTCATTGATTTCCCCATAAATAGCCGCATAAGCAACTAGGTCAATTACGGAATCAAGATGGTCAGGCGTTTGTATCAATCGAGCTATCTTGACTAGACATAAACACAAAGCGACCTGCGAAGGTGTTATCTCGGTTTCAAGATACACACTCCACAGGTCGGCTATGCGTTTGTGATTTGTAAATGGCTCGCCATAGATTTCTTGGCGTTCCGAATCCGTGAGGCGCTTGGCCTCATCTAAGATTTCCCCCTTATCCATCTTTCTTATTCGCTACCTCTGCCAAATTCTTTAGCGCGAGGATCGAAGGCTTTGAGTATTGGGCCAAGAACGGCTGCTAGAAAGCAAGCTACATAATCCTTGACTGGTCTCGCCGGGTCGGCAAGGTATAGGGCTGCGACTGCTGCTGCTCCAGCTCTTGCGTAGGTGCTTGCGATTGCGACTGCTTTTGTTTTGTCGAACATTTACACTCCTTGAATGTAGGTCTGCCAAATCCTACGATGAAGACCGGCAGAGATGGCTTTACTTTGCCACGATTTTTCTTCTTATAGGCGCGAACCTTACGGCATACTTCGCCACCATTGCGTTGATCTCGCTTTTCATCAGGGGTCGTGTTGCCCTCAATGGTGATGACGGTGCCGTTCTTCTTGACCTCCTCAACAATACCTACATGCGATATTCGCTCTAGGTCATCGTTTGGGAAGTCAAAAAATGCTAAATCACCCGGCTCCGGCGTGGCGTTGTCAATGTCCTGCCAAGCCTTTGCCTTGACGAACGCCCTCGCCCCTGCCGGGGTGTATGTGCAATCTGGAATCTTTACTTTTGCCTTCTTAGCTACCCAATTTACAAATGCGCCACACCAGGGCAGATTTGCCTTCTGATACTTGGTTTGATTGTTGGCAGGGCCTTCGATAAATCCAATTTCCCCGGCCGCAATCTCTAAAAATTTATTGCGGGAGTCACACATTATTTCTTCAAAGCCTCTTTCACTAAATCAGTTAGGAAATCAACTTTCTCCTCTAGGGCGTTGACTTTATCCTTGATCGACGAACCACCATTGGGTTTCAATTCAGTTAGATAGTGCTTAACTAGCCATTTTACGCCTATGGCAACGGCGCCAATAATCGTCGTGAGAGCTACGATAAAACTCGCCCAATCCAATGCGCTCATCCGTGAATCTCCCATACATAGACGGTAGCAGTTCCTGAATTAGTAACAGCATATAAAGCAGTAGTCGGAGGTAACTGAAAAGTATCGTGGAAATTATTATCTATTTTTGCACCAGTTGTTGTAGTGACATTTTCATCACCTACATAAATGGCACCGGTTTCGTTATGAATATGACAATCGCGCCAAACGGTGCTTTTATCGAAAAGTAAGGTTGGATCACCTGTTACTGTTATTTGCGCCGTTCTCATCTAGCTCTCTTTTCTTCAAGAACCCCAGGTTTTCAAATAGATCAATGTGGTCATCGATTGTGCGGATGACATCTTCAGCTTCGTAGATCAAGGATTACTTTTCTATAATCGCTGCTGCTTCTTCTGCCGTTAGTCCTAAGTCTTGCAACTTATTGAAAGCCGATGCCTGCAACTCTCCCTTTGCTACTTCTTCAGCTTCACGCTTTGCCTGCTCTTCAGCAGCAGCAGCAGCCTGTTGGTCACGCTCTGCAATCTCAGCAGGGGTAAGGGCAATGTATTCTTGCTTGCCTGTGGTGCAATCAACTACCAATTTATACTGCGTCATTGACGAACGCCTCCCAATCTAGTTTCTCTTCATTCCAAAAATAAA